CGTGAGATCAGCAATTATCCCCGAGCTCTTCTCGTTTTTACTTTGCAAAGTGTACTCTGACAACAATTGAACTCTGTCAGAATCACCAGTTTTAGCAAGTGGAGTTTCCTTAAATTCAGCAATTGAAGCCATCGCCCACATATCCATCTGTAGAACAAGCATTGAATCTTGAACTTGGAAACGGTTAGGAACTACAGCCAGAGAACCGAAATCAGAAACATAGATGTCGATTGCAGTAGTAACAGTTTTGGCATTACCGTCAACGATACGCTGTGCTGCTCCTGCTGCGCCACCGTTAACCAATCCAGACATAGCCTGCTTGATAGTTGAACCGACCATGATTGTGTCAGGTTCTCCGCCTTCGTCCCAAATGTCAGCCAATACAGCTTGTAGTTGAGATTCAGCGAATGAGCGAGGTGTACCAGTTCCGCGCGCGTCTGTACCATCGCCAGTTGGAGCTGTACCAGTTGCCCCCAAATCTACGTTAGTTGCTAACCATGACTCAATACCCGCCAATTCACGAGCTACTGATTCAGAGCCTACCGCTTTAGCTTTGTTAGATAATAGAGTGGATTCCATATCACGTTTAAGCTCTTTTGCTGCTTTCATGATTTGATAGTCTAACTCGTCACCACGGCCTGCGCTGTCGATTTGACGCTGTGTTCTAGTTACACGAGGAACTTTATCACTAATTTGCGAGTAGTTGCCAAGTCTAACCGATGCGATTGCAGCTGTAGTAGTGGCGTCCTCACCCTCGATAACAGCATTGGTTGAAACTGCTGTAGCTAGTGAGTCAGTTTGCCATTCGTGATTTGTCGCGCTTGCACTTGTGTGCGAAATGCCAGAAATGAACGGCGTTTGAGTTGGTGAAATGTCATAAATGATATCTGATAAATCTTCTCGATTACCGATTGCGTCATACGTTGATGTAGTATCCGTTGGAGTTGCCATAATAAATATACCTTTTAGTTAATTTGTCGTTTCAGCTTGCGGAGCTTGATAGCGTTCGTATCACTCGGATTCTTTTTAAACTCTTTGAGAGCTTTATCATAATCAGAGTTAATGCTACTTACTGCCCGCGTTGGTTTTGTAATTGCCGGTGCTTTGCGTACTTTCTTTTCAAGAGCTACGTTCTTTTTGCTTAACGCTCTGTACTTAGCCGCATCTAGCATGGTTTGAAAATCTTGCGCTCTAAAGTTAGCAAAATCATCATTGTTATAACCTGCATCTGCTGCATAGCTTTGAATTGAGTTCATATCGTCAGTAAAGGCTTGTGTTTGCTTGCCATTATCCAACCAAGTTGGGTTAGCTTGCCATAACTTTGATCTTTCAGCTTCCACGTCAAACGATGGGCCGCTGCTTTCCTGCTTATATGAGCCTAGCAATTCTTTGCGTTTAGCTTGCTTCTCTTGATAATCTAGTAGCTTTTCCGGTTCATACTCGCGCCACTCTGCGAGGGTTTCAGCGTTCGGCGTTTCTTCTTCAATCATTGCGTTAACTTGTGCTAACTTGTCATTGAGTTCAGATTGCTTTGCGTTAAAACTTTCTCTCTCAGCATCAAAGTCTTTTCGACTGTCCGCTAATTCTTGAGTTTTGCGGGTGTAATCAGCTTGCATTAAACCGTTATCTTTCCACTCTTGAAGTTGCTTCTCGCTTACTTCTTCACCACCGATTTCATAGTATAGAAGGTCGTTATCATCTTCATTCGTTTCAGTTTCTTGCTCAATTTCTGCTGGTTCTTCGGCTTCACTTTCTAATGTCTCCGCGGCTGCTTCAACTTCTTCTAGTTCTTCCGGTGCATCTTCCGACACATTAACGGGGTCTTGGTTTTCGACTGGCGCTGATTGCTCAGGCTCCGATGTTCCGCGACTCACTTTAATTCTTTCTAATATTGCTTGTTCTGCTGTTTGCATTCGTCAGTCCTATTAGGTTATTGACTATATAATATTCTTAATCTTTGCCTTGCTGTTTTCTTCTAGCGTTGTTCGTGCGTTCTTGCCTTCTCTTAATTCTTTCTGGAATCTCGACATTAACCGGTTGAACGCTTGCGACTCTGACCAGATAGTTTTTCTTTTATCGTCTGAATCTTCACACGTTTCAAATGCGTGTAACAAGTCACCACGAACCGAGATGATAAACTCTTGCATCAATGGATCATTTAATAACTCATTGGCACGCTGGGCGCGTTGAACTTTGTTTTTTAACTCTATCTCATTCATACGACCGCACCAGGTACATCTTTGTTATATTTCAACTCCATATCCGTTAGTTGAATCGCTAAATCTTCGTCTTGCTTTTGCTCTTTCTGCTGAGTTTCAACATTAAACTGTCGCTGCTGTTCTTCTAGCTTGGCTGCTTCTAATTCTAGTTTGCCCTGAGCCACTGCAATGTCGCCTTCTCGCTTGACCATTTCGGCCTCTGCAAGAGGGTTAGCGCCTGCCTGTAATTGCTCTTGTAGCTGAACAACCATTTTATTAAGTATTTCGTTCTCAGCTTTCAATGTGTCGTCTGGCTCGTCGGGGTTATTAAAGAACTCATCAACTCTTGGCAAGCCTAAGCCATCAACTATCCTACCTAAAGTGTTGTAAACGTCCGATTCATCGGTTAGCGTTGAGCCTTGCTGTATAAGTTGTGATTGAATCGCATAGATGCCCTGCATTGATTCCACTAGTTTCTCATTGTTTCCAGCACCTAAGCCAACATTAGATTGGATATGATGCTTATGCTTCCAGCTAGAAGGGTTGACAGTCATAGCCTTACCTAAAACTCTAAACTCTGCATCTTCATCTTGGAATCTTGAAGCTAACCAAGCAACACCTTCATATAACTTTCTAAATCCTGTCTCTGCATAGTTTCTAGCAATCAATTCTATCTTAGCGTCGCTTGAGTCTTTAACGCCCTCAAACCTTGTCGCTGTTTCCTGCATAATCTTATCAGCATCTAAACCTTGGTTGGCCAGCAAAGCGCCTGTAGTTTGCGCCCGCGCTTGGTCTACGTACTGAATGACCTGTAATGCCTTATCGCCAATATATGGAATAATTAGCGGCATAACTGCCTGCTGCGGCGTTATCTGGGTATCATCATCTAGCCTGACAATCCCGTTTGTTCTAACTGTTAACATATCGTCTAGGTCAACGTCTGGATGTACAACGTTCCTCGGATTGTTAACCATATAGATATTATTATTTAATCCACGGACTAACGCTGTTTTCTGGAGCTGTGTTGGATATGTGATTTCTGCTCGACTTCTGCCAATCGCCTTGTGAGGCATTAATACTGCCGATAGTGAAGCGTATGGAATATGGTCAAAGTATTCATTAACCAGTATTCTATTGTTAGACATCATCACATGGCGGCGCTCTGCAATTCCATCACCATCGAAATCAATCTTGACGTATAAGTCTGATATTTCTACATACTGACTAGCCCAATTGTTAATGGCATCATCTTCATTCTCGCCACCTTGATCTTCATTTCTTACTGATTTGATATTGGAGTTAGTCCGGTCTTCTTCGTCAACTGTAGATAGCTGGTCTATCAAACTTCGCTTAAACCCTTCGGCTAAAAGTTCGCCCCGAGTTTTTCGCACTCTGTCGCCAATCAACTCGGCATCTTCAATGCTTTTTGCGTTTCGGGTGATCAGAAATGATTCAGGCGGTATGTTAATTATACAAATCTTTTGCTGTTTGCGAGTTACTTTAAAGTCTAGGTTAAACGAACCATCTTCATTTTCTTCTTGGCCGCTAATCTCAACCTTAGAAATATTCTTACCTTCTAGGCTTTCTTTAGTTTCACTCAGTTCGTCCTTATTAATATTCTTGAACTTGTGTTCTTCTACAGATTTAGAATCATCAACAAAGTATTTAACTATCCCGTTCTTTTGAATCTCTGCATCTTTGAGCCAGTCGTGGAGCATCTTAAATGATTCTGGTTGGTTGCGGATAACCCAGTTTACATACTTGGTTTTATCTTCCGCTTCCTGAACTTCTTCTTCGTTCTCAGTATTAGGCTCAAACCTGATAATGTCACCCGAACCCATGAAGATTCGAGCTAGGCTAGGCATATCAGCTTCTACCACATCAGCGATATCAGTTGAAACCACGCTAGATTCAAGATCATTGGCCGCAAATTCGCCATCTTTATTGCCGAGATAAGCCGAAAGGTATTTAGTGTTTTCCCTGGAGAACTCGCCGGAATAGATAGCCGCCTGATTTCTGGCTTCTGACAGTTGGGCAGCTAATTCTCTTTCTGTCATTTTTGGCATCGAGTGGACTCTTTTGTTTTGTTGTGTGTATTATAATCAATTAGCTACATTATAGCAATTTACACCAATAGTTGGTCAATTAGACCACGTAAGATTTATTATAGTTAAGCTTCTTCTTTTTTATATCTGGTCTGACCGGCTCACCAAATGTTAACGCAGCCGCATCACCGTAATCAGGGCTAAACCCATACTTCTCTTTTATCCTGTCTTTGCGCCATAAAACTTTACGGTCTTTATTGTCGTAACTGTACGGACTTGCACACAAATCGGCCTGCATTTCATCGTCATCAGGTATCATAACTGGCAATGATTCATCAACTAGCCAAGCATGAAGTTCTTGCCATATTTCGTTGCGCTTGTTCGTGTACTTGGTTGGGTTTAATGGAGTAGATCCAAAGTGAACCGATTTAACTCTTTTCTTGTAACCTAACTCATGAAGCCTGTCAACCAGGTCAGCGCCCGCACCATAATCAATAAACATCATGTCTGGCTCTTTCTTAGCAATTAGGCATTTTGTATCTAATATCTTTTTACAGATTGCCACGTTCTTCCCTAAGCTGTTGCATTGCTCGCCTATGTAAGCCTCCATACCGAACATCTTGCGACCTTGCCGTCTGACTATTGCAAACCTGTCACCACCTCGACTTGGATCCACTCCAATAATTAAAGGGCCGTTACCAGTTACCGTTTGCTTTCTTGCTTTCATACAATGGTTAGATGTAATTAATCCATCACCGCCAGAGACTTGAAAAGCTTCCGCCGCATTCATTGGATACTCTTGCTTGAATGCTTTGTTACCGTCCACACCATCAGTAGTTAATTCTGCTACTTTCATCCTTCGCCAAAATATCTGATTGTCATCTAGCTTGTATTGGTCTTTTAATATTTCTTCATCCGGTGTTACCTTGAATCCTTCGGGTAGTTTCTTTCTATACTCCGACTGCCAGAACCACGGCACAAATATAGCTTGAAATTCTGATTGGCCTTTTTCTGCAAGCTTCCATTGTTCGTGAAAGAAGTTACCCACACCATTAGCGGTTGATTCCCAGATGACCTCTGTTCCGTCTGCGTCTGGTACTGCTTGCATAATTCCTTTTGTGTGTTCGCTGGCATTCATCCAAAAGGCAACCTCTGAACCATGAAAGTATTGAAGCGTTTGCCCTCTACCTACCGCCTTATTTCCTGCCGTCCCAATTTTATAACCTGAATCTAATACACCAAAGTGCAATTCCTTAGCGTTGGCTGTTGATGCTGTCGGTTTAACAAATGATGGAAGGTTTTCATAATAGCGCTCTGTCATTTCAAACAATGCGTTTGTTGATTCTCCATCGTGAGTTAATATGAAAGCTCGAACGCCTTTATTGTGCGTTGTCTTGTGAATGAACCGACCACCTACATAAGTGCTTGCGCCTTGTTGTCTACCCTTCAATAAAATAGCTCTAACCTTGCCAGTCTCTTTTATTTGCTGCTCTAGGCGTGAATGTATGTATTGTTGGGCTTCGTTTAGCTTGAGCGGTTGAAGTCCTGCGTCTTTGGTTCTAATCCTTAGACAGTTTCTAGCGTAAAAGTCGAAGTCATTTTTTAATTGAAGGCGTTTATCACTCAAGAGAATCCAGCCATTGTTCGTGCGTCATCTCTATAGTTTCGGTCCTTTGCTCTATCTTATCTGAGTAGCCATGCTTGGTTAACATGAGCTTAACTATAGTCGGATTCATGTCACCCAAGAGGCCGCCTGACAATAACATCCTCTCTTGCTCTTCGAGTATTTCCTCTAACATGTCGGATAATTGAGATTTTTCTTCGTCCTGAGACCATGCGTATAGAGTTGATTTATGTATCTTGATTGCTCTAGCTAGCCCTGTAACGGATGGAACTAAATCACCAAAATCAACATGATTTTTTATATAGTTTTCGGCTTCTTTTAGTATCTCGTCATTATACTTAGACGGTGGTCCTGCCATTTCGAGTCCTCACGGTTATTCGAATTAAAATTAGTGCAAGACTTTCACTTGCTCTTGCGGTCCTCTGCATCTACCTTGTCTGGGGTATTCTTCTTATCCCAAAACTTATTGTTACGATAAGCTTCTTCGTTGGATTTGTTGGGCTTTCTTCTTCCGCTGCCTTTACTCATTATGATTTATCCGTCCAAATAGTTGACTCTTTTGGTTGGTCAGTCCATGACGTTGCTACTTCTGTTTTATCAGTCCAGATTGAAGCTTCTTCGCCTATAGTATAGCCCATCGTCACTAGGTCGGGAATTGTGCCGACTAATGATCCATTACTGAATCCAGTAGTTACGAGTTTAGCTATACTCACTAGCTTGACCTCGTTTTGCTGGTCGGATTAGCTGCATCATCTAGCGTATAAGTTGCTGCTGTTGATGAGCCGTCAATCTTCTTAACTGTTTGAACTGTTCCCGCATA